CCTAGATAACTTTGCCATGTTATTGGCGATACCCTGCCAATTAAAGAAATACCAGATAAGCCAGCACCACCAAGAATTGCTCCTTGAACTAGTGCAAGATCTGCTGCAGTTTTTGGGGAATTCATAAAAACAGTATGCTCAATAACAATACCCTTTATCATATTATAGTGATCAAACAAAGCTTTAGTTTTAGCAGTAGCATCTATTACTTTTTCATATATGTTATCACCCTGAAAATTTATTTTTCCATGTCCAGTCAAAGTTTTGTGGGTATAAAAGGCAAACGCAAGACTATTAGTACTAGCATCAATAGCACAAATATGTTTTGGTTGATCAGTTGTCTTGTTCATAATTAAAATATCCTTTAATTTGTTTTAACATTTTATCCACTGCCTTTTTACTGACATTACAGTTAGAGCAAAATCCAGAATCATTATAAATGGATAGAGATTGATCACAACCGCCTAAGCATTTTCTAATTTTACCTTTGCGTTTTTGTCTGCGTGTTACCTTGTAGCGCTCAGCAATTTTTTCTCGTGTAGCTTCATCTCTACACCTTTCGCTACAATAGATTTGATAAGTTACTTTTGGAGAAAAGCGCTCATCGCATCTTTCACACTGTTTCATCAAATCCTTTCAAAGAATCAATCTTCACTACACCTGGCTCTGCAAGTGCACATGCTGTTTTTACTGGACAGCCTTTGCATATCTTAGCGTTCGATCTATAGTTTTTTTGTGGAAGATTTTTATCTTTCCAAGATTTATAAACAACTCGCATCCAATCAAAAGCGGTATTGACCCAATTCTTATATTGCTCAGTTACTTCTATTGGAAATACAACAAGGTCATGATTATTTTTATTTTCATAAATCAAAACACCTTTTGCTTTACCCAACACCTTCATATAAATAATCAACTGCTTAACATGATAGTCTGCTGGCTCTCCCTTATTTTTGAAATATTCAAATGATTCAGATTTCATTGTTTTGATTTCACCAACGACTTCTTCATTTTCTATTTCAAGCATGGCGTCTCCCCAACCAAAGATTGGCGGATCTGATTGAGCAACCTTAAACTCTGTTGTATCTCTTTCCTTGCCAGTTTCTTCAAAATACTTCTCATCTAGAAACTTCTTTGCTACTCCAGAATCTAGCATAGCCTGCTGAATTCTATCGTGAGACATTGTTCCAGCAGTCATATTAGCAACATCATATGGTTCATTGTCGCTTTCAAATATATTTCCTTCAAAAGCAAGATACCAATATCTTGGACACTCTCCATGTCCATAAACTAGGCCAGACGGTGCAAATGTTTTCTTTTTGGTAAACTTGGGCTCTTGTTTTGCTATATACCCACTATTGATTTTTTCTATAAGGGCATCGGAATCAAGTATATGAGATTTCTCATCTACTTTTTTCATCATCTGCTTTATCAAGTTTTTAGTCATTATAATCCTTTTACTCTATTATATCAGTTAGCGAATTATGTACTTGAGGGCAGATACTAAATCATTAATGGCTTCTGCTGCAGTATAGTATATATTCTTTTTGCCTCTGTCTGACTTGTCCACATTAGTCATCCATGTTGCTTTAAAAGACATTTTAGCTGCAATAGCTTGTAGTCTTACTATTTCTACCGTCGCCACATTAAGCGGTATGTCTGGCTTAAGAATAATCTTAGCAATAAAGGTGAGTGCAGCAGTTAGCTCCTCATCTTGCATATAATCTGCTATTTCAGATAGTCCGCTGACCATCTCAATAGTTGTTTTATTTTGTTCCTTCTGTTCCATTTTTTTCCTCCCACGTAAGTTGATCTAATAAATCAAACTCTATAATCGCTAAACGAGTTTTACTATTTCCTTCTCCTAATATTACCACTATGGCTGGAGATTTATTAGTACCCGCCTTAATAGCATCTGTTACTGCTTTTGCCCAAACGTCTTTATTGAGTGTAAAAGATTTTGATGATTCTTTAAAATCAACAACAAAGTCTCTCCATGTAGCATCACCCTTTTTGGTATTTCTACCAGAGTTTTTATGCTGCTTGGCACCTATTCTTTTGCTTTCATTCTTCTCGCTCATAATCCTTCTTCTTTTTATATCCAACCTGAAAAACCTGAACTTCGCTTAAATGTTTGTTAGGACAAAGCCAAGTCCCCATTCCAGTGTCTTCATATATTCTTATAGACTTTACTTCTTCTTTGCAGGTTTTACAAGGAAACTTGCCAGGATATGTTGTAAAGTTAGACATCGAATAGCTTGGTTCTTAGTTGATCTTGCAAGTCCAAATCCTCTCTTACTCTGTTTACTAATCCATCACGACCTTGAACTTTTGTGCCATCTTCTAACTGATACCATGCGCCAGTTCTGCTAACAAGACCAGCAAGCTCAGCGGTGTCAACAAGGTCGCCAATAGTATCAATGCCAAGATTATCACCTCTAAAATAGAAATCGTACTCACCACTTTGGAAGGCAGGCGAAGTTTTAGAGAATTGTAATTCCCAACGAACTTTGCGACCAATCTTTTCCTCAATGAGTTTGTCTCCGACATGTATTTTTCCTTTAATTGCCTGATTGTCTGATTCAGATGAAAATAGTTTGATTACTGTAGATGAATAAAACTTTGTAGCCTGTCCACCTGTAGGCTGTTGGCTAGTGTACATGGCATTGATATTATTTCTTGATTGACTAATTAGTACAAACAGTGTTGGCTTTACTTTGTTGTTTGCATAGTTAATCATTTTCCATGCATTGCTAAAGTCACGAGACTCTGCACCAATCTGTTTTGTATTCTCTAGTTGCTTAAGCTCATCTGAATCTTTTTCAAAATAAATGGCAGGAAGCAAAGATGTTATAGAATCAACAACAATCATATTAACTCCAGCCTCCATTAAATTAATTCCAACATCAACCATCTCATTAATAGTTCGTGCCTGAGACACTATTAGATTAGATGTATTAACTCCAAGTTTTTCTGCCCAATCTTTATCGTATGACATTTCTGCATCAATCCATGCACATACCTTGCCTTCTTTTTGTGCTAAGGCAATCATCTGTAAACACAGAGAAGACTTTGCACTAGACTTACTACCCCAAATAAGCACTTGTCGTCCATATGGCAAGCCACCGTTTAGTGCACGATTAAGACCAAAGCTAGGAGTTGCTGCATATTCGGTCTTTGGAACTTCATCTCCAACAAGAATATTCTTTCTTAGTTTAGGATTTAGTTGTGCCAATACCTCTTCTACTGTTACTGTCATTAGAATCTTACCCCATGCTTCTTTGGTCTATGGGAATTCTTTTCCATCTTTTCTTTAACTGCATAGTCAAGAGACTTGGTTACATACCCCGCCTCTGCGATGCCAGCATACAGGTCAAGAGTACGAATAAGAATATCTGCAAACTCATCTGATATTTGATCTGCATCCATATCTTTACGAAGGGCTTCCATGGCCTCTGATACCTCAGACACAATCATCATCATCTGCTTTGCTATAAAGATAGGGTCTACTGTTCTATCCCAAAAGCCTTTGTCTACTGCGTTTTTATGTATTTCTTCTGCTAGTTCATCAAACATTTACTACATCCTCCATTATTACTGTTCCATCTTTTGTTTTACCAAATTCAAATTTATAAACATTACCCGCTTCTACATGCATATATGCTTTAGGAAATGCTGTTGGAAATACTGTTACTGCATGTAATTCTCTGCTTGCATCGGCCAGAGTAAGAGATGCCATCTTCTTGCCAGTCTTTGTTGCCCTAGGCTTAAATGAAACAACAAACATTTCATCATCTTTATATGGCAACATCTTGTAATTTAAAAACTTAACAAGTGCGTCTTTAGATTCTTTTATTTCATCCACAGGGACTGCAGATACAACCCTATTATCGTTTGCAAGAATAATATAAGAACGACCAGCCTCAATAGTGGTATTTTCTTCATCAAATATACCTACGCTTCCTGTCTTATCTAACAACTCTACCCTTGACCATCCTTTTGATCTCTTAATTGATTTTACCATACCCATCAAAATGAATGCGCCCTTTTCTTCATATTCTTCAATATCATTTATGTACGCATAATAGTGTTGTGGTATAGATATATTAAATTCAGGAAGATTGAGATACTCATATAAGTTCTCTTTAACCTTTACTGCATCCCCTGGATTATCTGGGAAAGTTAGTGCACCAACAGCATTCATTGCCTGAAGTGCACGGCTATTAACTCCGTTACCTTTTGTAAAAGTAAACTCTTCTACTTCTTTAAACGTTTTAAAAGGTCTTGCTTCAATATATCTCTCTGCAATTTTGTCAGATATAAACTTGATAGCACTGAGTCCAAACCTAATGCCCTTACCCTCAATTTTAAAATCTTTATCCGAATCATTAATATGAGGTAGTTTAATTGGAATGCCCATTCTTTTTGCTTCAATTAAGTACTCCGTTCTTGCATCTTTATCCTTCTCATTTTTGAGAAGAGCAAACATAAATTCTATTGGATAATAATATTTTAACCACGCCGTCCAATACGAGAGCGTAGAATAAGCAACCGCATGACTCTTGTTGAACGAATATCCTGCATGTGCTTCAAAGTCATGCCATAAATCAAGAGCATCATTAGGAGCAACATAACGAGAAGCACCTTTAATAAACTGATCTTGGAAAACATCAAACTCTCTTGCGTCCTTCTTTTTACCAATGATTTTACGAACCTTGTCTGCCTCTGCCATTGTCATACCACCAAGTTCAACGCAAGCCTGCATAACCTGTTCCTGGTATAGGATACACCCATATGTTTCTTCAGTAAATGGCTTTAATATCTGATGAATATAATCAATATTTTGTCTACCATGTTTACGAGCAATATAATCTTTACCAATAGTATTCATAGCACCAGGTCGGACGAGAGCGTTTGAAGCAGCTAATTCAGAAAGATTTTTTACACCCATCTTTATTAGTAGGTTAGTATATGGGGCTGCTTCGCACTGAAATACACCTTTTGTATACCCATCAGATAACATCTGATATACATTTTTATCATCCATATCAATATTAAGGATATCTATTTTCTTTCCGTGTCTATCTTCAATAATATCAAGAGTATCTTTAACAACACTTAAAGTCTTTAAACCAAGTGCATCAATCTTAATTAGACCAATGCGTTCTGCTTCTTCCATATCTACCGCCACAACTGGGATACGCTCATCTGCACCAGTTACATTACGAGTTTCCATAGGAGCATACTTAAAGATTGGCTCCTTGCTAGTTACTACACCTGCAGCGTGAATACCAGTTCCACGGATGCGACCACGAAGTTGTTCACCATACGCTACGACTTCTGGATATTTATCACGAAACCAAGAAGAGTTTTTAGATGTACAGAAATCATCCCATGTATCTACAGTCTTTAATACTTTATTTACATCTGGCAACGGTATGTTCAAAGCACGAGAAACATCTCGTACAACACCCTTATCTTTAAATTCTAGAAATGTAGCAATAGATGCAACATGCCGATATTGTCTAACTAGATAATCTTTTACTTCATCACGGCGTGAATCTTGAATATCTGAATCAATATCAGGGAAGTCGTTACGCTCAGGATTAATAAAACGAAAGAACAAAAGTCCGTGCTCAATTGGATCAATATCTGTAATACCAATTGAATAACAAAGAAGCGAACCAGCAGAAGATCCACGACCTGGACCAACCATAATTCCTTCCTTCTTTGCCCAGTTAAGCATATTACGAACAACCAAAAAGTATGGGGCAAAATTCTTTTGATTAATAATTTCTAGTTCTTCATCAAGACGATCTAAGTATTCTTTGTTTGTATCAAGACCACGCTCTTTTAATCCTTCAAGTGCAAGTTTGCGTAACTCTTCTCCTGGCTTACGATACTGCACTGGCAGTAGATTTAATCCAGATTGTATATCATATTCTTCAACCTTGTTACAAATCTCAAGTGTAGATGTAAACATTTCTTCATTATCAATACCATGCTTTAGCATTGCATCTTTCATTTCTTGATAAGACAAAAGATGAATATCAAATGATTGGAATGACATTTGACGATCTGCACCATAAAGATAGTTAAGTCTTTCCATCATATCTTTATGCTTCTTAGACTTGTCGTATGTAGCATTTTTCTGTAATTTTGCGTGGGTATTCAGGATAAGCATTAGTTCCTGAATCTCTTTTTGGCTGGTATCAGAATGATGACAATCAGGAGTAACTACTAGCTTTACCCCCATAGATTTTGCTAATTCTACTAACCCTTTATTTACCTTTTCAGGGTTATGGGGCATTACCTCAATATAATAATCATCTCCAAAAGTTTCTTTAAACCATTTAATATGTTTCTTTGCAACTGCTAGTTCATCTAGTTCTACCGCTTTTGCTACCCAGCCACTTAGGCAGGCAGAGGTTACAATAATTCCTTCTTTATATTTTGCTAGTGTTTCAAAATCAAACCTTGGCTTACTAAAAAATCCTTCAGTCCAAGCAATCTCATTAATCTTGTTTAGATTTTCTAAACCTTGTTGGTTCTTGGCAAGAAGGACTATATGATGATAATTTTGATCAAGAGGATCTGTGCGGTCTACTTTTGCTCTCTTGTCAGCCATATCTGTTGTCATATAGCCCTCCACGCCTAATATGGGCTTTATGCCTGCTTCTTTTGCAACACGGTACATCTCACGATGACCTGATAGAGTTCCATGATCTGTAATTGCAATTGCTTGCATACCAAGCTCTACGGCTCTATTTACATATTCCTGCGGAGTAGCCACACCATCCATTAACGAGTAATGTGTGTGGACATGAAGCCCAACGTAATTCATCTACTACCAATCAATGTTTGTAGCAGTTGTTGATGGAGTATCAAATCCAAAGTAAAATGCTTCTTGCTCTGGATATGGAACTTCACGGACTACCTTTTCAAGATTAAAATATTCATTACCTTCCCATTTAAATGGTTCAGTATCAGGTGTTGATGGAATAAGTGTGTAATTTGTTTCAGTACCCTGGCCATTACGCTTTAGTTTCCATACTAAGTTTGAGATACTACCTGTTTCAAGTGCATACTCACGAATTGTATTAAATGCAGACTGCTTACTAATACCCTGCGACCATACTGCAATATATGGATCTTCTGTTCCATCATCTACAAGTACATTTGTGTAGAAACGAAGACGTGCTCTCCAGCCACTCTTTGGCTCTTTACGTGCCATTTCGCAACCAAAGCAACGACCCTCAGATTCCATAGTACATGCAGCCTTACGCTTATAGTCTTTTGGATTTGTATGTTCTGAGCATACTACTGCCAATCCACGATCCTCATTATAGTTTGCCGAATCTTGGTCTAACTCGTTAACGAATCTAATCTTTGCTGCTTGTCCGTCAGCTAACTTAACCCAACGAACCTTTGTTCCTGTGCTTTCATATTTTGGCTTTTCAACTAATGCGTTGATGTTCTTAAGCCCTTTAACTATTGCCATTGTTTTCTCCTTATATAAGTTTTTCTATTTTAGCATAGAAATGATGGAGTTGTCAAATGAGTATTCCAGTTGTCTAATAGCATCATCATTCATATCGCCTATATCTTTATATTGTTTATCTAATTTAACTATAGTAACTAGTGACCCTAATTTCTCAACTAGGCGGTCAGCCATAATTGAGCCTGCTTCATCATTATCTGCCACAAGCACAACATTTGTGAAGTACTTTTCTAATAGTTTCATCTGGCTTGATGAAACATTAGCCCCCAGCGTGGCAACTGCGGGTAATCCTACTTGGTCTAATCTAATAGCATCAAAAGAAGACTCTACGACATATACTGTACTAGAAGACTTTACTCTGTGCAAATTAAATAATATCTTACTCTTGGGTAATCCTGGTGTATTTTTAAATTCTTTTCCTTCTACCGTTCTTGCTACAAACCCTATACACATACCGTCGGGAGAATGCATTGGAACAATAACTGAATCCTGTTTTTCAGAATAGCCTAAATCAAATTTAAACATTGACTCTTTGTTTATTTTACGACCCTCAAAATATGATGTAGCTCTTGGGCTGTCAGTAGCTTGTTTTGCCAATCTCTTAATTAATAGTTCGTCATATTGCACAAAGTCGAGGGCAGCATAAAGAGCCTTATTAATTACATCTTCTAAATTAGTCTCAGTCTCCTTGCTTTTAATATATCTGATAGATTCAAAATAAGATCTACCAGTCATATGCATAATTAATTCAGTTAAATTCTTGGTTGTTTGACATCCAAAGCAAAAGAATAATCCAGACTCTTTAGATACTTCACCAGCAGGGGTTCTGTTGTTATTGTGATATGGACAAAATATAATATAATCAGTACCGTATTCTGCTTCTATATCTATTCCAGCACCAGTCAGTACTCGTTGTATTTGTTGTTGTGTGTATATATCGTTATTTTTTGTCTTCATAATCCTTGTATCTGTAATATCCCTTATCAAAGTCTGCTTGTACTAAAAAGTCTCCCATAAATCCATTACGGTTTTTTCTAAACGCACATTCAATTATATCACTATTCGTCGCCCTACCAAGAGCTAAAACCCAGTCAGCGTCGTATGCAATCTGACGTGACCAAGCCGTTTGACCTAGCGTTGGGACTGTGCTCATATTGGTAACATCATCTGGTGTCGCAGATGAAATTGCAATAATAGGAACTTCTTCACTAATAGACATAAGCTTTAATTCACGAGACAGATTTTTCATGCGTACCGTTTCGTTGTCAGACTTTTGGTTTGGTGCCATAAGTTGTAGATAATCTACAATTACAAAGTCTGGGCGGTACTGATCAATCTTTCCACGAATAACTGATGGATTAATTTCTCCACCACTATCATTTGAAATAATATGAAAGGGTGGCTTGCCAGCAATTTTACTGTCGTGCCACTTCTTAAGCATATCTATTTCAATGTCGCCATTAGAAATCTTGCGATGTGACCATAGACCTTCACCCATAATCGCAAACACACGATTACGAACTTCTGTCTCAGACATTTCAAGACTTATAATCATTGGTGTCTTGCCCTGTTTCCATGCTTGTACAGCAAAGTAAAGAGCAAGCCAAGATTTGCCAATACCTGGATATGCTAAGAAAATCCCCAATTGTCCTGGCATGATTCCTGAAGGGAGGTAATTGTCAAACCCTGGCAAGCCTGTCTTAATTCCAATCTTACCTAGTTCTTGTTGCTTTTTTACATTTTCAAAATATGCAACTGCAGACTGAATATCGGTAGCATCAATATCACGGATAGCGGATGTATTCTTCTTTAACTCAGAAGTCTTTGTAATTAATTGTTCTAATGCTTTTACACCCTGCCCACCCTGAACCTCTGTAGCAGCATTACGAATAATATCTTTTAGACTATCATTTAAATAGTCTGCTTGAAATTCTTCAAGATGATGCTTTGTAGATCCTATTCCTTGAGTTGGGACAAAGTCTCTAAACTTTTCTACTACTAAAGATACAGGTGGTACCGTCCCGTTGTTTTCTGCATACCGCTTGATAAAATTCCAAACATCTCCATGCGTTCTAAGCATTGAGTCAATATTTGCCTGAAGCAATACATGTACCTGCTTGTCTTCTAGTACAGCCGATATTAACTTAGATTCTGAATTATTCACTTAACCACTTCCTAGCCAATTCTCTACGCTCTTGTCTTTCAGCTATATCTCTTTCAGTAGCAGATCTACCGTTTAATATTTCTTGTGCATTATAAGCAAAAAAGTTCCAAGTAGGATTTTGTGCTACCTCAAAATAATAATCTAATAAATCATAGCAGGCATTTAGCCCATAAGATTCTACAAGGGCATCTGCAGCCCACTGTTCAACATTAAGATTGAGATTAGACTTTTGCTCGTATCTCTGCAAATGAAGCTTATTGTAGCGACTGAGCAAAGCCATTCGGTCTTTGCGATCAGCCATGACTACTCTTCTACAATCTCGGCTTTGGCTTCTTGAACCTTCTCAACTACCTTGCTTTCAACAAAAGCATATATACGATCCATTGCATCGTTTGTAGTCTCACCGTCACGAGTATAATCTACAACTCCTAGATCAACTCGCAAAGATTGAAAGTTTCCTAAATTAAGTGTGTATCCAAGTGTTACAGATACCTTTGTATCATTACGTTCTTCCACTGCTGCCTCCTTCATAGGCTAATTAATGCTCTCTCCCCAAACAGGTATAAATCTACCATCTTCAGTTCTTGTATAAACCAGTATACCATTACCAGTTTTTCGTGTCAACTCCTGTGCTGTAGGAGTCATATTATTTGTTATTAAGTTGTCTTTTCTTGGTCTTCCAATATGTATACTTGCTAGTATATCACGTATCTCTTTTACTTGCGACTCAGAGTAATATGCTCTTATTTTCCATTCTCGTGTACCGCCGACTTGTGCACCTGTCGGTGGTGGAATAATTCCACGTTTAATTAGTGATGGAAAATATTTACGATGCCTATTGACAAGTCGTGCTGTATCTGCTACAGTGTATGCCCTTTGTCTATTTTTTCTAAAATCGGTACGCAAACAAGTTTCTAATCTATCTTTAGTTATATTATAAACAGTAACCATTCCTGTAGAACGAGAACTATGATGATATCTAACAAGATCACCATTTAAAAACCAAATTTTTTTATTGGCTTTTATTACAGGCTCGTTATTGTATGCTTGACTCTCAATTTTTCCTTTTCCAGTAGCCATCTTCCCTCCAAAGATTGAGACGGTGGATGAAAAAACTTTCTAGCTCCACACATTATGCAAAAGGTCTCTATGTGATCAATACTAGAATATTGACGGTCTATAAAAACTCTACCCTTGCATTTTCTACAAAACATTATTGCTCTATATCTAATCCAACTTTAGATGATATTTGTTCAGAGTACTCTTGTGCAGCCTTATCTTTTTCATTTTTTTCATTAATAAGACTTGTTATTTCTGCTCTTAAAATAGCAACCTGAGTCTCATAGTTAGAGACTAGTTCGCCTATGCGTTGTTGCAAGGCGGTAATTACTAACTCTGCCTTTTCCATTTTACCCCCCCTATATTATTATGACAGAGATGCTAGCTCAGCATCTAATGCTGTAATCTTTTTATTAATCTCAGTAATCTTATCATTTAGTGCATCAATAGCATCTTGGTCTGGGCTGGTTACAGCATTTTCCTCAATCAATGATACCTGCAAATTATATTTGCTGTACTCAACATTTCTCTTATGTTGATTTACAATTGATATTTTATCTTCATTCGTTAGTATAGTCATTTTTCCTCCTTTCATATTATAGCATATCAAGCAAATTAGTCAATGCCTGAATTTTAGCCTGAAGATCTTCTAAAGACTCTCCAGAATCCTCTTCTGTCCCTATACAGTTTATTTGTCCATTTAAGTCTTTAAGTCTAGAATTAATTAAATACTCTTTATATTCTTTATCTATCATGCTGAAACCCATTCAGAGTAGGTGCCATTATAAGTATTTCCATCTGTTCCTAGCATAACAACTCTTGCACGAGCCCATCTGGTAGATGAGCTAAATGAAATATCTCCATCACTGGTACCGCATCTAAATGCCCAGTTTGTTCCTGCTGCAAAATATGGGTATGTAAAAGCTCCTGGATATGACCTAGTGCCACTTGCTAACAATGTTCCTCCGCCTGCTGTTGTTCTAATTTGAAATTGCATACCAGTTATAGAAGATACGCTTCCAGAAACTGAGGGGTAGTCGCAGTACCATCTTACGATTGAAGAAGTTCTTTGAGATGCTAAACTGGGGGCAGGAGCTGATGGTGTTACAAAATTAGATTGCCATCTTGCCCAAAATGTTATATTACCTGTAGGAGTAAATGTACCCCCATTATTTACTTGATGCAAAAAATCTCCAGATGCGCTGTCTCGCCAATATAAAAATGTAAATCCAGAACGTGTTCCTGGTGAAGGAGCCGTATGTGCAACTCCTGCGTTTTGGGTTGTGGATCCACCACCAGAGCCGCCATTTGCATTCCAAGTTATTGTATATTGTACTGTAGACGACGTACCGCTTGCAGTTATATCTACAGAATTATATCCAGATAATGAGTATCTAACAGTTACTGTTGATGATGCACCATTTCCTAATCCAGATACTGACAATGCACCAGTAGACGAGTTTATTGTAGGTGTTCCAGCGCTCTGTGTTACTACCGAATATGTGCCACCTGTTGGATTTGGATTTGTAGAAATAGTTGCACTCCATCCACCAGTTGTTGGTGTAGCAGTTCCGTACGCAGGATTTGTTGTTAAGTTGGATAAAGCTTGGCCAGTTGCTGTTATATTAACAGGATTATATCCAGATCTATTGTATTGTATGGTTACTGTTGAGGACTGTCCTGCAGTTAGTCCACTTGCAGTTAATGCTCCAGTAGACGAGTTTACTGAAGCACTACCAGCAGTTTGAGATACAACAGAATATGTTCCTCCAGTTGGGTTTGGCGCTGTTGATATAGTTGCACTCCATCCGCCAGATGCTCTTGTGGCAGTTCCGTACGCAGGATTTGTTATTAAATTGGGCAAAATATATGTTAAAGAGGTACTATTGGATCTTGAAGAAGATTTTTCAGTTGGAGTAATTGCACTTAGTCCAGTGCTAAATGTATTGGACGTTCCAGTTCCATTAGCACCGCTCCACAATGTTACAGATTGAAAGGTAAAACTGCCCATACCTGAGCTCCAGCCGATATCGTGATTAACAGAAGATCCGCTATTATTTATAATAGCAGTTTGATCTGAACCGAAAGCGCTACTTGAATAATTAACTTGATAACTTTGTGAATTAGATTGATTCCATGAAGCTCTAACCTGCAAGCTATTATTAAAATTAGTTACAGTTGCTGTATATGTACCGCTAGAGGAATAATTTGATAAATCAGATGTTATGAACGGCGCAGAGGTATCTGTGTAACTTGTGTTAACTCCTGCTCCGCTTGCTGCAAAACTAACCGATGTTATTGGAGATCCGTTTGTCCAGCTAGTTGTTACTTGATTATTGCTTGAAGAAAAACTTAATGTGCTTGGCTGTGAGGGGGTGGCTGTAGAATCTGACCTGGCAAATCCAGATGCTGTTGGTGGGCTTGTTACTACTATGTTTGTAACCGTTTCAACATCGGATCTAAATCCTCCATTAACGGAGTTAAAAATAAAGACTCTAAAATCATATGTGCCAGCAGCCACTATTTGTTGTCCAGATGTTGATGGATTTGTTATTGGGGTGTATGTGGAGCTAGATGAAAGTTTGTATTCTAGATCCATAGTCACAACTGGATCATCTGCGGTGAATGAAAAATTCCATATAAGCAATCCCGCACCACCAGTAACAGTAAGAGAAGTTATAATTGGAGATGTATAAAATACAGTCAATAAATTGCTTGTTAGTGGACTTACTGCTGCACCTGTTTGATTTCTTCCAAATACCCTTAACCTTATTAGTTGTGTTTTTTGACTTACCGCATCATAATTTGGTATAGTTGTAACTTCTGTTCCAGAACTTCTTGTAGTCCAGTTGGAACCACCGTCCGAACTCGTTTGCCATTGATAATCATACGAGGTTGCACTATTTGACCATGTGCCATATTCTGTAATTTGAAATATATAATTTGATGCAGAGTCTGAAGCAATTGTAACTGATCCACTACCAACTGGGGCGGGTAGCTGAGGTGTTACTGAATTTGATGCAATAGATTCTACAGAATAACCATTTGCATTTCTTGCTGCAACAGTAAATGTATATGCAGTATAGTTTATAAGTCCTGTAACTGGTATTGGAGATACAGTATCAGATCCTGCTATACCCCCTGGAGCAGATGTTGCTCTATAATCAATTAAAGATTTGCCTCCAGTTAAGGTGGGCGGTGTAAATGAAACATCTGCAGATGCATTTCCAGCAACTGCAGAAACACCTGTTGGAGCAAAGGGTACTGTGGTAATAAGAACAGCATTGCTATCTTCAGACCTATTCGATGTTTCTAAAGACCCAATTGCACTTACATTAAATTTATAACTTGTATTTGATAATAATCCAGTAAAAGTTCCAGAGGTTGTATTACTTCCAGTATCAGAAACTAAGGTTTGATATGTTAAGAAGTTAGGTCCTTGTTGATATTCAATTTTATATCCAACTATCGTTGCTCCATTATCCGCTTGTGTCCAAGATAAATTTACAGCGCCATTATTATATGCCCTATTAGTTCCAACATCTGTAGCAGTTACATTGGTTGGTATAGCTGGTGTTGCTTGTGCAGTTGTAAAAGATTGTTGATCTGTTTCTATTGTTCTTAATGCAACCGTTGAGTTTGATGCCCAACCATCTTGCATAGTTGCTTTTATAACTATAGTATATTGTGTATTAGGGCTTAAGTTTGCACTTGTAAAAGTAACAGTTGTATTGGGTGAACTTGTTCCTGTTCCAGGAAATATCGTTGTACTATAAAGAGGACTTGCAGATGTATTATTATATGGATATACTAAAAACTGTTGCTCGGATATATCTTGTGCCTGTATAGTAGAATTACCGCTATAAGACCAATAAAATGTTCCACCATTTGTTTGTGGATCACCAACATAAGAACCTATTGTTGCCTGATTAAAAACAACATTAGCATACATTCTTGGTAAAACGACTTCTGTCGAGTATTCACCTGTACGATCAAGATTATTGGTTGCTTCTATATACCCCCTAAAATAATAGCCATCTCTAACATCGGCCTTTGTTATTGTATATCTGTTTGTAGAACTTAATGGAACTTCATCTGCATAGTTAGAATCTGAATATGATGAGTATGTTCTGGTTACTGACGATGATGAATTAACATTTGTAACACCAGAGCTAAAGCCAGCGCTTTGAGACTTCTGTATCCTCATAAAAAACGATATTGGTTCTTCATTCCAGTTTCCTCTTATTAAAAATATTTTATCTCCATCATATGCTGCTGGAGATGTTAAAGTAGAACTTGTAGCAGAAAAAATTTCTGAAGATGCTGTTTCATAACCCCCACCATCTCTAAAATACAACAATGGTCTGGTTGCTGTTTTTACACTTGGAGTTAACAAAGATGCAAATATTCTTTTAAATGTTCCAGAATCATTTAATCTATATGCGTTAGATATTTTTTTTAAAACGCCGCTATTATTAAGGCGATATACGCCAGTTATTTTTTTAAAAACCCCACTAGTATTTAATCTATATATTGGCACTCTCTAAGCCTCCTGAATAAAGACTATATCTCCAGATTTTATTTTTTTAGTTCCATTTCCAGTTGCATAGTCTCCTTCAACGCCATCAAAACTTGTAACAGTTCCAGGACCACTGTTACCAGTATACAAGCTTTGATATATAAATCTACGACCCTTTACAAGCTTCTTTGATACATCATCAATTGTTATTGTTGGATCTCCCGCCCATCCATTAAAATCTGCAGATGGCATATTATTAAATGTTATGTCTTTGCTACCATCTCCTAAATCAAAAGCTACAGACGTGGTAGTACCAGAAATTATATCTGCAAGCTTAAAGGCTCCAGTATCATACCAATAATTATTAGCAGATATATAGAGGCCATCATTTGTTCCATCTACATTATCTCCAAACTTCATGTCTCCACCAGAAACAGCAAGAGTACCAGTTAAATTAGCTCCCTGTGCATTTAAAATACCACTTCTAGTTATGTAAAAATTAGGAGTTAATCCATCTAATCCAGCCTCAAATATATTTGTAGTGCCACTACCAGATCCAGTTAAATCTGTTCCAAACCTTACACGATAATTAGTAGAAACATCAATAACACCCGTAATAGATATTCTCTTATCATCTGAATCAAGAATAAACTGTTCTGATCTATCTCTTATAGATGTGCTATTCACTACCCATCCACCTATTAATGCTGCTTTTGTAAAAAATGTAATTGCTGTAGGTAATGAACCAACTGCTGGATTATCTCCAATAGGAATATTTCCAGAGCTTATTGGAGTATTAACAATTGCTGTTAATGTATTATTACTTGATCCAATAGAAGCTAAACCCTTATCATTAATAATAACACTTGTATCAGTTGGGCTTGTACCAGTATAAAATGATCCAGATACTACCTGGAAATTTCCTGTTATGCTTCCAGAGGTAGCAGTTATAGCACCATTAACCTGTGCTTCAGTAGCATACATGGTTCCGTCAGTTAAAACATGGAACCCAGATGTTAGGTTAGACGATGTTGCACCTATATCTAATGTTCCTCCAGAAATCTCAACAGATTTTGCCCAAACTTTTCCAGTTCTATCTACTGCAAATTGTGTAGTATCTCCGCCAGAAGATGTGCTGCCAGAATAAAACTTATAAAGTCCAGTTGATGATAGCCCTGCATATTTTGTTGAAACAGGATCAAGTTTTTCTATTTTGCTAGAAGATATTGCCCAGTCTGCAATATTTCCAGCATTGGCTGTAATGGCTCCATTAGTTGTGTCTAAAGATACCTGGTTACTGCCTTTTCTAATTAACAGCCCATCGACATTAAATATAAAACCATCACCAGTTAAATTATCTGGGCTTGTTGTAACATCTCCACTGTATATAGACGCTCCAGATGTAGTGAGAGCTATGTTTCCTGCAAATGATCCACCCTTTGCGGTTATATCTCCATCTACAGTTAGTTTAGTTCCATTCCACTCTAAATAATTAGCAGATGATCCGCCAACCTTAAACTGTGCAGAGTTTGCAGATGTTAAATACCAATAATTACTATTACTTAAATATATACCTTGTGCAGATGCATTTTGTGCACCTGTTTTATCTTTAATTCCTGATCCAAATTGAAATCCTGCAGCTCCAGACTCTATATAATTTGATAAAGCTGGAGTACCCGTTATTGTTACGTCTGCAAAAGACGTATATGCAGAAGAAGTATTGTTGTATTCATCATACGTTGCAACTCCTATTTTATATGTTGCGCCTACAGCCAACCCAATAAGCTTATATGATATTGTTCCTGTAGGAGGATTAGCCTGATCTATTGGAAAATCAACATGTGAATAAACTGGACTAGATGTGTCTGTAGTAAATCTAATTCTATATCCACGCAGAGTTGTGTCGGATACTGCGGTCCAATTTAAATTAATATAACCATTGAATCCTAAAGTCCCTGATGTATCTATGCCGTTTGTTGATGCAGCAACAGTGGCAACATTTGCAGGACCAGTTACGTCAACTGTTACTGGAGAAAGCGGTACAACAATTTGTTCTGCAGAATAGTTTGACGAATTTCCAAAATCATCAGAATATCTAACAAGAAGATATGTGTTTTGATATAAAGTAGAAGATATGTTGGCTGGACTTCCTCCAGAATATACTATTCCATATCCTGTTACTGATCCAGATACTTGTGAAGTAAAGTTATTATTTACTGTTATTTGACCTCCAGATACAGCAGTTATATAAGTATTTTCTGGAATGCCAGTACCAATAACTATGTATCCAACAAGTGGCGATACTGAAGCACCTGTATTAGAAACAATACTTGATAATGTAACTGTATTTGTTCCAGATGCTCCGCCAGATGAGTATGTTCCAGTGAATGAATCGTATGGCGTTACTCCTGACCAACTTGTATATTTTTGATATATCTTTGCATAAACAGCACCTGCTGGTAATGTATATGAAACGTTATATCCATTTACTAATGCAGTTGTTGTAAATGTTGGGGTAACTCCAAGAAGAGGATTTGCTCTTGCTGCAACACTAAATGATACTCCGTTTGATCTATTGTCTGCTGCGTCTATACTTTTAAAAACTCCAGTATATGAAGAATAGTGTGATCCAAATTGTGCAAACAAATCTGCCTTAGTTATAATATATGTTTGATTTAAGGATGTTCCAGATGGGAATGCATAAAAATATCCTACAGAATAGTTTGGTGCAGTAAGAGCAACTTGGAATCTAGCACCTGCATCTGATGCTGGTAATGTATAGCTAATAACAATATTGTCTCCAGACCATGCTGCTGATACTGAAGCAACTTCTGCTGGTGGAATTAAATCTACAGAAACTGGATTAGTTGGAGTTACTTTTACTGCATTTGAGTATGGCCCATATGTCCCAGCTTTATCAGTAAATCTTGCCTTTACCCAACGAGCCTCTGTAGTTGGAGTTAGAACTACTGCAGGCTTTATAGTATTTAAATATACTTGCTGATATCCAGTAGACGGAGCTGTTCCTGCATCTGATACTATTTCTTCTACAGATATGTACTGATATGTTTGTGCTACTGTATTCCAATCAACAGAATATCCCATTGGAATACTTGTTACAGTAATTACTGGAGCAGGAAGACTATTAGAATACGATGGTATAGATGTAATCGTTGTAACTGGTCCATTATTACCAAAACTATCATATGCTGCTATTTTTAATTCTGTAAATGATGTTTGAAAAATACCGTAGTATTGTGTATTAAGTGCATATGTAAATTCTACTCTTTGAGAAGTGCTATCTTTGTTTAAGGTAATGCTTTCTATAAGTGGTGTTGTTTCACTGTTACCTGTTAACGTATATCCAAAACTAGATACATATTTATTGTCGGGATCATTAAAATCAAAATCAAAAGATATTACAAGTGCTGGTCCGCCTGAAAGTTCTTCCCATGCTAAAGAAACGTTACTTAGTCCAGATGGGGTTGTAAAATTTTCACCTTTTGGATTTAAAACTCCATCTTTCTGATTTTTAGAAGAAAATCTAATGTTTGATAGTCTTCCTGCTTGACTTAATGTATTTATTCTAGAATCTATAATAACAAGTTCTGCACCAAGTCTTGCAGCTGTAATGTTTGCCTTAAAGCCCTGAACTCGTGGGTCAGCAGCATCTATATAGACAGTCTTTCTTTTACCAACGGTAAACGGTGATCTATATTGAGACTGCACAGGACTACCCTATCTTCTGCCAACTGCAATAAAGTTAAGCTCTACATCTGTAGTAATTAAATCTTTATTGTTTGTTTTAATTCCAGCCCTATATATTCTGGCAGTAAATCCTGTAGTACTGGCATTATGAATAGATGCAACTATATCAAGATTTCCAGATATTGAATTATCAATATTATTGTTTGTTATGATAACATTTGGAATTTCAGAAAATGAAATACCTGTATCAAATGTAACATCTTTAGAATAATACGTTCTGCCGCTAGTTGGCACTGTGGCATCATCATCTGGTGTAATAGTTGCCTTGCCATAAATAATATTACTTGTTGCTATGTCAAAGTTAGCCTGAACATCTGGCTGTGTCCAATCTGGTATATAGTTTGCCCCAAATCTATTTACTAGGGCATTTAAATAATCGCTATGTTGATTAACGACGTTAATAATTTGTTGAATTCCCGACAAGTCCATGATTGCTGGGTCTGATATTTTTACGTAAGCCATTTATTCTCCTTTGTATGTAATTATATCATTACGGGGTGCCTAATATGATACCCCGTCGGTTATCATATTTAAAACCAAGTTAGTAGAAAGACCATTATCAAAATTTTGGGATACAGAATGAACTATATACTTTTGACTATTTAGCCCTCCTAGATTATATGAAAGCTGTACTACATCTCCAACCTGTATTAGTGGATTTCCAAACATTTGAATTGATACATCTTTAGAAAATATCTCTATACCCTTGGAAATTATATTGATAAGTTTGTTTGCTGCGTCTTTTGATTGTATCCAGTTTGAGTCTAGCTGAACTACCTCTGATATGTTTGAATAGTCTAATACCTTCTCCAATACCTCTGGATCAGATGGAGCAATGATCTCGTGTGTCCAGATATTAAGAGAAATGTCAAAAGGCATTATTTCGCTTGGATCTTTTTTAAGAAATATCATATGTGATGCATTGTTTGCTATTGCAAATTTTGATCTGAAGCCAGTATTGAGGATGGTTGAATAAGACAGGGAATATTCATCTACCAGTTTCTCCTGTAAGTATTGTTGATCAACGACCTCATTACCTGGAAAATATTTCATTAAATATTCTACTGGAGCAATATCTGCAATTACTGCTGCTGGAGTTGTATATTGAACATCATAGGTGTTAATACCAATTACCTCTGGCTTTGTTTGCATGAGATATGTCTTTGAGTTTGAAAAAATGTTTTGATTTTGTATTAAACCATTCAAGAATTCTCTGTCTTGGAAATAATAGTTAACGCTTCTTTCTTTTAATGTCTTATGTGTTGCATGTATCTCTCTTATGCCGCCAGCATCTGTGCCCGATTGTGAAGGATATGTTATTCCATCAATAGCAACTGGATCAGTAGAAATAAAAGATCCAAAGATAGTTCCCGCATTTAATGTATGCGTAAAGTGCAATTTCTTTGGCAGTGAAGTAATTGTATTTAACTCAATAGGAATCCAATTATCACCACTCTTAGTCTTCCATCCACCAATCTCAACATTATTTATAAATACTGACATTAGATTTTTAACTGATATGCCTTCTCCATCTGTTCCAGTAGATTCATATAGTGCAACACGCAGATTAAGTGAGGCATATCTAAAATCAATAGTTGGAGTATAAACTACCTCTCCATCTACTATGCTTTTTTCTAATACCTTTTCAAAATTATTTATAATATTGTTAATGATAGATGTTACATCAGAATATGAAATAATATCTGCATTAGACCCATTACATCTATAAAATACCAGCATGTATCTAAATATTGGAGGAGAATTTAATTCTGATCCATCTGCCTTCATTGTATTAAATCTAACCAACTCAACAAAGAGTGCTCCATTAGCATCTGTTTCATCACTATCCATATTAAAGAATAGTCCGCCAGAAACTTTTTGTGTACCATCTTTAAAATTAAACTTAGTTGAATATGTTTTATATGGATTTGTGCCAGAATCAGTAGCTACTGAGCTTCTTTCTGTTGTTGGATAAAAAATAGTTTTTCCAGTATTTTGTGTAGTGGGAGTAAACTGGTTATAAGATGAAGAGCTAAAAGTTCCATTCCCAGTAATTGAATATGAGGAAGAAAGATTCTTACATGTTATATTTTTTGATGCTTGATTTCCACTAGCTAAAACTGTATGGTCTGCAACTTTTGTTCCAAACATTCCTCGTTGAATGTTTGAGATTTTACCTGTTGGAGTTATCGTAGTATTATCTTCAACCTTTGTTGATCCGTCACTAGTTGCTAAACCAACATTATATTTTCTATTAAATCTATTTATTTCTCCGTACAACTCTATATCATTTTTTATAGAGACCAGGGTAATATTGCTGCTTTCATCTTCTAAGGTATATTCTTTATATAAGAAAGATACAATTTCATTTTCAATAAATGCATATCCGTTACTGTTTAGATTATATGTATGGAATACATCTAATGGATCATTAGGATCTAGCATAAAATAATTTTGACGATTATTCATGCTTTCTGCTAAATAGTTCATGCCAACAGAATCTGAGTTTTGCTGAGACCATAAAATATCATTTGATGTTGTTAAAATAAATGATGGAGAGTTGGCGTCAAGAGAAAGGTTTTGCATTGATAGCGACTGTTTTATCTTTGGAGCTTGATACCTTAAAGATATCTTTCCTGGCTTAGCCTTAGTTGTGACAGAGTATCCATTATCCAATAATGTTGATTCATTAATGGTAAGGTCAGAGGTTGTCTTTGATAAAACTCCTGATAGACTTAGGAACTTCATTACACCATATTCGTCAATATATGCACTTATTTGATATGGCAAAAATATTTGATTTAGTGCGTCTATAATCGTTGAGTCTTGTGAGTTAATATAAAAATATGCTACATCTAGTGGTATATTTTTGCTAGTACAAACGGTATGCAAAGAGTCATAATCATAATCTGTAAAACCAGACAGATCGAGCATATTTGTAATAACTTCTAATACACTTCTTAGGCTTGATACATAGTCTGACACTTGTACTGCCTGTAAATACCGCCCAATATCAAATGCCTGAATTGTTACCTCATTAACATCTGATTCTTCCCAAGTATCTGAATAATATACCCCACCAGGTATCAGGGTATTAGAAGTAACTAAAGCCTTTGTTGTATTATTAAAATAGTTATCTAATAAATAGTTAACATAGATCTTAACATTTTTTCTTAACATATTTTTTAATATTACGCCAGACTTGTTACTCTGGCTTGAAAATATTGCAATTGGAGCTGATATAGTACCAAGTGGAATTCCAGAAAGCACAATGCTTGCATCGTCAGCATTTATAGAAGACACTGGAAGATATGTATCTTGGCCGTCAAAAGATTTATTTACTGAGTAGTTAATAACATAATTACTTAAATTAACTTCAATTCTTGGAGACACCTCAATAATTTGCATTCTAGATGCATCATCTAAAAACTGATCTGATGTATATGAAGATAGTTCTGACCTAACTGAATTAGATACCTGTGTAACAGTTATTTTATTTAGCGTTGTTATTTTATCTATAGATCCAGATGAGGTGAACTCTGGCATATTTGTCCAGCGTGTTCTAGTCCATGCAGTACCGCTCCAATATAGAGTAAGAACTCCAGCGTCCTCAATAACTCCACCCCTCTCCTTACTTATATTAGTAGATAGACTAATAGATGTTGAACCGTCGACGGTAATAAGAGATCCATCAATATAAATATTAATAGTTGGAACAGCCATTAAAGTATTAAACTTTATAACTAGCTTATTAGTATAAATATTAGCCTTATCATATAAACCAGTAATTGACTTGTTATCCACATCAGAGACAAAGTATTTATAGTTATTGATGTCACTAAGCATACTATTTTTATAAAACGGCACTGGTGGAGAAATATTAAATAATTGTGGGTTATGAATAATAGGAGTTACTGGCATAAATACATCTGAGGCATACCCGTCAAGAATAGAGGTATTAACTTTTCTAAAGTTTGTAGGAAATGAAAACTTAGAACTTCCAGTATTAACATAGGATTCTCCTGGACGGAAGCTAGTGAATACTGAATCCGAAGGCCACATAGAATTATATTGATAATCAAAATAACTTACAGCGTATACTTCTGGGACGGTAAATAAAAAATCAAGCGGTAGATCATCTTCTAAACTTAGTCTATTTAAAACAATGTCATATGTAAAACTTGATATATCGTCTGAAGAAGATGAACCACCAATATATGTTTCTACCTTTACCCATCCAAAAGAATTAACTTCTAGGCTAGATGATCCAAACTGGCTTGCACTTCCAGATGCGGATATGTTAGCTATGATTGGATAGTCTTTATTTGTCTTGACATATGTGATAATTTTAAATGCAGCACTAGTAGCAGATGGTGTAACAGTATATGTTATTCTATCTTCATTATCTACCATCTCATATTTTTTAGTTGTAAATCCTGCTTTAGCGTCTGATCCAGTTACTGATGTTAATGTTGTAGATGTTGTTAGGCTATTTTGAATTGCACCATCTCCAGCTACCGTCGCATAAGGCGGATTAAATATATTTTGATTCCACTCAGCAGATACTGCTGGTGACATTTTTATTGATCTGGAATCAGAAAAAATAGAAGAACTAACATTGGAAAGCATTAGATCTCCGTAAACTCTAGAGTGATATCTAGGAAGTCCGTTACAGGGTTTCTCTTTCTAATTGTTTTTGAAAATCCAGTCATGAATACCTGATATGTTTTTTCTCCTGTTGAAGCAGAGACATATGTATTATCTGCTGGTACTGCCCCCGTTGATGGATCTGTGTGTTTTGCAGCAATTATTTTAAGATAAATAGGTATGCCAACGTTTGCATTATAAAATGATTGCATCCAAGATCCTGCATAATTTGCATCAACTATAGTAAACTTGGCATCATTTGTTGCATTACCAGTGCTAGCTGGCTTAGATGGTAAAAAATCCCATGATACAGAAATAACATCTTTCTTAGCAACAACAAATTTTCTTAAAGTTCCATTTGCCATTCTTGATTCTTTTTCTATCAATAATGGAGAAATATCAATCTCTCTTCTATTGTGATCTGTTAATTTATACCAAGTAGTTCCATTAATAGAAACATGAACTCCAGATTGTAGTGCGTATGCCATTATAGTGGTATCCTATTTGTCTTATTCATTTTGCTATCCATAAGCTTTATCTTTGCCAATACCTTGGTTGAAATTTCTTCAGCATTAGATCCAGTAACGTTCATTGTTACATTATACACTGAACTAGATCCCGTTACAGCTGCTGTATTTCCTGGCCCAGTTGCTCCAAATCCAACATTTGGTGTTTTGGGCAAGGCAGCAATATCTCCATAACTTCCTGTACGCAACTTCTTTAATAGCTTTTGATCTACAGGTGCTAACTTCTTTGTATCTGCAACAATTCCACTTCTTTCTTGTGCCTGATCAATTATTCTATCCATTTGAACAATTCTGCTTTCACGAGCAAATTTAGCTCCTTCTAGCATTGATTGTTGCTGCAAACTTGCTGCCCCTAAATAATCCCCAGTCATTTTAGCTTTAGCAGCTTGGTTAATAAGGCTAATTTGTTTCATTTGATATTGATTTTGTCTATCTAATTCATCATTTACTTCTTTAAGGGCATCACGTTTTTTATTTAAAAGTTTTATTTCTTTTTCGTATGGGTTAACAAATTTACCATCGCTTGTTACACTATTTTTATTTACATTATCTGAATCAAGGTCTCCTTTTTGATTAACTTTTAAAGCATCTTTTTCTGCTTTTAGTGCAGCAACAAGGTCTGCAGCAAGCTTAGATCTTTGCTCTAGTAGTTTTGCTCTAGTGCTCATATCTGATGTTGCTTCTATTTGTTTATCAAGTGCGCTTAGTCTGCCCTTGATCATTGCAGCAGACATTGTTCCCTTAGCTCCAGTAGTTAGATCTGAATCTGCAATTATTTTTAATGCAACCTCTACACTTTTACCATCTATTTGACTTAATATATCTGGAATTCTTGCAACATCAAGTATTGTTAGGCTACCCTTTGCATATCCCATCATAATGTCAATTTGTGCAGCTCCATCTAAATCTTGTAACGATTTAGTTATTTTCTTAAATAGTGCTGGATTTGATTTCTTTAAAGCTGCAAATGCTTCATTGCCAAGCCCCTTAAGAGCATCTGCAGAAGACTTTCCAGATGGATCTATTTTATCTAGCTCTTTTACTAACTCTTTTGTACTATCGCTAAGACTTGTAAAGTTGGCCAATGATATATCAATTCCTGCATTATATTCTTCTTCAGTTATAAGACCATCTGCATATTGTGCATTTAATAAAGCAAGCGATTCTTTTTGTTCTGTGAATGCTAAAGAAACTTGTAGTCCTGCAGACTGTATTTGTTTTTGAATGTTTGTATATTCTTTGACAACATCAATATCACTTCCAAATCTACCCTGTCCAAAAAATGTACTACTTATTTGTGCGCCAACTTGTTGTAAAGCACCAAAGGTATTTCCAAGAGCACCACCAGAATATGCTTTATTTATATTTCTTTGTGTTCCAGCAGCCTCTTGTAATCTTTCAAATGTAAGACCGCTTGTTTTGCCACCAGACTTTAAACCTGCTATATCTATTTTAGATATGCCCTCTACAGTTTTTTTGATTGATTCTGCATTTTTAGTAGATTCTTTTGTTAAGAAATCCATTCTTGCTTTAATAGTTAAAGGCTCTTTTGTAATATCTTTACCATCTGGAGCAAGAAGAGTTTGTATTTTTGCTTTAAGCTCTACCTGATCCGCTGCTATTAAATCTGCTGCTGCCTTTATATTTGCAGCAATATCTGCTGGTCCAAGACCAAAAATTGCTGCTCTTTGTGCAACATCTATTGCGGCTGCTTGCATTCCTGCTTCTGGGCTACGCATTGCTGCAGCGTTAATAACCTGTGTTGCTCTGTTTCCTTTTTGTCCATAAAACTCTGCAAATCTTTTTACTGCTTCTCCACTTGCAGATATTAGTTGTCTATTATTTCTGCTAAATTCTCTAGCACTTGGTAATGCTCTTCCAGTAAATTCTGCATACTCTTCTATTGCTTTTATGCTACCATATCTTGCTTCCGCTTCCATTTTTGCAGCATCAGCAATTTCTTGTGCTGCTTTATGTGCACTTCTATTTAGCATAAATAATCCAGCACCAACGGCAAGCAAAAGAGTTGGCCATCCACCTAAAATTCTAGTGATCATTCCTAGAGCTTGTAAACCAAATACAACTGGCATTATAGATTGTGCCATTTGTCCAAGTTTTCCTGGGAGCATTGACAATGCAAAAAATAGTCCAGATAGTCCAAATCCTCCACCAGCACCAGCAGCACGACCTACACCACGACCAACAGCTCCTTTGACTTTACCAAATCTTTTCTTTCTTTCTTGTGGTTGTTCTGGAAATGAAGGCATACCCAAAAATACTGGCCCTCTGCCTGCGTTAGAAGCCATATTTGCAACCTTTGATCCAGATACTCTAGTAGCATCTGCAATCTCTTGCTCTGTAAATGGCCTTCCAGTTCTTGGATTAATTAGTGCAGTTGCAGCAGATGATGTGCCCCCAGCAACGTTCATTGCTTTAATTCTAGCCTGTTGATATGCCCTTCCATCACTAGCACCGTCTTTAGCAGCTAATGGATGTGGGCTTCTTCTATCTCTTGACTGCTCATAAATATCTGTGGTACTTTTTTCTATTGTTTCCTGATATGTTTTAGCATCTTTTTGTGCTCTTAATACTAATGCTGATCTTATTTCTGTTGAGCTATATGTGCCTGCTGCTAAACCACCCTTAGCCTGTATAGCAGCAATCATTCTAGATCGTTCTTCTGGGGCAACTGCGCCTGGTGCCATTGCTCCACCACTTATTGGCATTACTGGACCAAGCATTCTTGCATCATTAAGATGTGCATATGAAACTGGCAAATTAGCTAGTTCTGGTTTTTCTCTTGTTAAAAGTTTCCACGTTTTTTGTACTCTTACTTGGAAAGGAGATCTTCTTAATCTTCTAAATGAGGTGTCTGATGCACGTTGACCTTCTTTAATAGATGGTGCTCTGGTTTCACCATATGTTCCTCCCATTTCGGCTGCTGTTGGAAACATTCCATGTTTTTCCATTGCCTCTGCAGCAAAAGCAGCCTTGCTACTAGCATTTCTCATTCTTCCAAAAATATTATCCAAATCATCTCTAGAATTATCAAGAATTCTATTCATTGTTACTGTACTATTTTCTACACCACCAAGATTTTTTGCCGATGTTCTTAAAGTGCTTGCTATTTCTTCAGCATATCCAGATAATTCATTAGCATATTCTTGTCTAACAACATCTGTCATGCTTCTTCTTGTTTCTACCCCTGCACCTCGGCCTAAAGTAAATGATCCTCCAGCTAGTCCAGATAGCAAAGATAAAATAAATCCATCGTCTGCAGCAGCAGTGCCTGGTGTTCCTGCAAAAAATGACGGAGACATACCCAATCTATTTGAACTTGTGTTTCCTGGAGCTGGAAGACCAAGACCACTATAAACAACAGACTGACCACCAGTCATTGAAACTCTTCCAGACCTACTATTTTGATATCCTGGAATATTATCTGCAATAATTCCCTGTACTAATGGAGCATATTTCTTATTCATTGCTGTAGAAATAATTGCTTCGCCTGGAGATACCATAGCAGGAACTATATCGCCAGCTCCTTTTGGTCCAGGGACACTCATAATTCCATTTGCATATCCCTTTGCTTTAAATCCTGGAACCATCATTCCTGGGAATCTTATAGCAGAAGTATTTTGTGCAGCAATCATTCTTTGATATTCTGCTATAAGTTGTCTTACTGCACCAGCTTCTCCAGTAAATGCCTGCTGTAATCTTATATGTGATTGTTCAAGAGATGCTGCTGCAGCTACTGCATTTTGTTGTTCCACAGTCAAATACTGCGTTTGTTCTCCTAAGACCTTTGACTGACCTGTTAATCTTAAAAATCCATTTCTAAGAAGATTTAGCCCCTTAATGCCATTGGCAACAAAGTTTGCAAGCAGACCTATTGTCATAAGAAGAACTGGTGCTAGTCCACCCAAATATAATGTAACTTTTGCTATTGCTTTTTTTGTAGAGTCTGGCAAACTATTAAACCACTGTAAAAGACTATTTAATTTATCTAGTAAAGGAGTTACAATTTGTAAAAATACTTCTCCAACTGGAGCCAGCGATAACTTTAATTGCTCAACAGAAGAACGGAATTTGTTCATTGCACTATCTGCAGTTAATCCTAATTCTTTTTCAGCAAGGGAGGCTAGATCTTCCATAGATGCTGAGGCAAGATCAAGGACACGAGATGCCTGATTTCCATCACGAATTACGTTGTCAAATAATGCAGACAAACGTGCCTGTTGGAACTTACCAAATAACTGTTCAATTGCTCTCTGTCTCTGAAGATTAGAAAGTCCGTCTAATGCTTTAGCAAATTCAATAACTGTTGCTTTAAGATTTCCAACATTGCTTTCTACAATTCTATCAATGTCAATGCCCATATCATTGAGCATTCCTTTTGCTTTATCTGTTGGATTAATAAGTGATGCAAGACCAGACTTTAAAGCGTTTGCGCCTTCTGATGCATTAATACCGCCTTCTTTCATGGCTGCCATAAAGAATGCTAAATCTTTTACATCTCCACCAAGCTGACGAACAATTGGTGCGGCTTTTGGAATAGCTGTCGTGATATCATCAAGAGAAACAACAGTCTGGTTTTCAACTGCGTTTAAAAAGTTAATAGCATCTGCTAGCTCAGTGGAAGAAATTCTAAAAGCATTTTGCAATGAGATAGTTGTTTCAAGCGCTTTCTGCTGATCAACTTGTCCTAGAACTTGAAGCCTTGTTGCTTGTGTTACTTGTGCTTGTAAGTCTGCCCCAGCAAAACCAGCTGCTGCCGCTTCTGCTGCTAGTCCAACGGTATCTGCTACAGCCATTCCATACTTAGTAAATTCTTGACCAAGCATCTGTATAGATTCAAGTGCAAATTGTGTTTCTTCTGGTGCAGTAAATAAATCTCCATATACTTTCTTAAATTTAATTGCTGCTGTTTCCATTTGCATAAATGTTTTTGTTGCAACTGCGCCAAGCCCCATTAATGGAATTGTAAAACCAACCATAAGCTGACGACCAGCCCATTGTGTATTCTTACCAAAATTTAAAAGATTAGTTGATCCTTGTTTAACAAGCTGATTAAATATAGCTTGTCTTTGTGCAGCCAACTGCGTTTGTGTGGTTAGATTGGTCATATCAAGCTTAGTTGGCATAACTGCAATTGCCTTCATAGCGCCAGTTGCGTCACGGCCCATCTTGATATATTGTGTCTGTAGCCTCTTTACATTTTCTACGGCTACCTTATTTACTGTATCTAATTCAGAAGAAAACATCCTACCAAATGTTTTGGTGGATGCCATGGAATATCTGAAGTATTCCCGCATAGAAAATTTATTACGTTCTAAAGAATCTGTAAAATTTTCAGCAGTTGTTTTTACTGTTCGTAACTCTGCAGAAAAACCTCTAATAGCGCCTACACCATTAATAAAGTTCTTCTGCAGATCACGTTGTGCTAATGCAGCTGCATCGCTGCTTTTTGCAACTGAGGTGTGAAATCTAGATATTTCTCTTTGTAGAGCTTTAAGCTGTGCTAATGCACCAGACGTATCTATATTTACGTTAATCTCGGCATTTACATCAGCCAATTACTTCACCTCATCTTAAATTGTATTACTCGGCAGGAGACATTACATCTGGCATACCGCCAAGCGTAACACCCGATGCTGCTTCAACGATCTTGTAAACTGTTGGAAGATCCAATAGCTCTTCAAGTTTTGCTAGATCTTCTGCAATTTCAGGCTTGTATTGCTTCATTGCAATTTGAGCACACTCCACAAGAAGAGTCATAGACTTTTCGTTATCTTCAGCCACTGCCGCAACACCTTCAAACTTCTTCAAAAACGGACGAAGAAGTGATATTTTTAGAGGACGAACCTTAATCTCTGTTCCATCAATTAGAGTAAGAGTCTTTTCCTCATGTATAGTTGTTGCCATTATTTTCCTCCCATATAGGCTAGTATAAATTATATCATAGAAGGGCTATCTTAAATCCTCATAATCTAAGCCCATTCCAATACCAAATCCTGCTTTTACTGCATTTTGTCCTTGTAAAGCAAGTATGTCTTTACTATCAGTTGTTTGTCCCTTGCTAAATACCCTTGCCTTTAAATCTTCCCATTCTTTTTGTCCACGATCTTGATTTTTATCTATATCTACACCCTGTATTGCTGCCAAAAATTTCTTTTCTTCATAATCTAGTTCTCTTCTTCCAGAGATTATTGCCATTAATTCTGGCATAGAAATAGAAGATTCTAGATCATCATAATTTTTCCAAATGCCCAATGTGAACACTTCTGATTCTAGTTTTACTAGATCTATGTCCTCCCATGTATTTTTAGACTCATTCTTTTCTACCTGTTGTTTTACTGTATCAGATGAGTCTTCTGTTATTTTTATACCGCCTGCAATTTCTAATATTTCATGTATAGTGGGCATATCGATTGCATCTTCTATGTCTAATGTAGATTTTGATAATTCTGGGCGATACTGTTGCATTGCAACTCTTACACACTCAAGCAATAATAATATAGAGTCATCATCATTATCGGCTTTGTTAATGAGTGAAAATGTATCCATAAACTCACGAAGATATTTTATTTTTAATGGTGATATTTCTATCTCTGTGCCATCAAATAAACAAATTTTTTTAGTTGAATATACTTTAGTAGCCATGATACCCCTAATACCATTTTAGCATACAGAAAAGCCCACCCCCGTAGGGATGGGCTAACTGCAATCTAAATATTAGATTATGAACCTGGTGTCCAGGTACGATCTACGATCTTACCATAGGATCCAGATGTATCTTCAGGAAGAAGACGGAAAGAAACTTCAAACATTGATGCCTCATCACGCTTTGCAGATACGGTTACATTCTCAATTGAGAGTGCACGGTATGCTGAGTAAACACGTTCTACGTACGCTGAGTCTTCGCAGTCTCCAGTTCCAGGTCCAACAGCAACGATTCCTCGTTCTACTGGACATTCTCCAATTTCACCTGCAGAAAGGTTAAGGACCTGTCCATTAGATGTTGACTTTGAAGAGCTAGTTCCTGAGAGTTGATTGTCATTATATGCTAGAGCCAAGAGAAGATTCTCAAGTGTTGCTTCAGCAAAAGCAGTAGCAAGATTTACTTGCATACCTTGCTTGTATAACTTAGCAACGTCTAGAATCTGATCAACCTGTACTTCTCCGAAGTCAGGCTGAAACTGAAGCTCAAGACCATTCATGGTGTAACCCACATTTGTATAATCTGCTTCGTCAGCCAAAGTTTCTTTGAATGACTCGGAAGATACAAAGTTCTCCAATGTTGATGGAGTTAGGGTTGTGTCTGCTACGAAAAGTGCAGCAGCGCCAACGATAATGTTGGTCGATGTACCACGACTATATGGCATTTTTTCACCTCTACTTTCAATAAGTATGTATTAAGTTTTTGGCGGGTTTCCTCAGATATAAGTATAACAGATTTTTATACGGTGATTTTATCGTCACCAGTGAGCTTTGGCTCTGAAGACCATAGATTTGAGGTCAACTCAGGCATCTGATGATAATCAAAATCTATAATAATCTTATTTCCAGCATAGGTTCTTGCTGTTCCAAAATCTATAATATCTCTAGTTTCCTCTAACTGGTATACCCTGAAATTATGGAAATAGAAAACATTATCGACCAATCCAGCGTCGTCTAGATCTACCCTGCGATTTGAGCACCAGCTATTTATTTCTTCTGCTGATTCATCAAAACGGTCTAACAGTCTATATATAATCTCTGTAACCTGAATCATATTTGTAATAGAGTTTTCTTGGGTAGCATAAAAATAGTATAATAGTTGTTCGCACTTTATATGTGGAAAAGATTTTCTATTCATTTTAAACATACGGTCATATGTTGCCATTACCCCATTATTTTCTACAAATGACTGGGTTAGGTTATCTATTGTAGATGGAGCAGTTGGGAAAAATGGAACACTATCAAATCCAAAATCAGCAAGCTTAGATTGTAAATATCTGTTTATCCATAAAACTGGAGTATTGAGTGGTGTATCGTTAGCCATTTATTCTTGCTCCTACATTAGTAATCCATGCATAACCTGTTGATATTCCAACTTGTCTACCGCCAGATTTTCCTTTTTGTAAATTTCTTTTATATAATACTGGATTCTTAAAATACTCTGCCACTCCACTTGTTCTTAAAAATGCCTGTGTAAAATACCTGCTAAAAAATAAATCAACTGTTCTTTCAAATGAACCTTGTACTTGTGCGCCACCTGGATTTAAAACCTCTACTGGAGATTTTGTAAATACAGTTTCTCCATTTTGCTCAAATGCTAAAACAGTAGATCTTTTTGGAGTAATAACTACTGGAATTCCTTCTTCCATAATTTTTGCCTTATTATAAAATGGAACAGACGAACCTTGCTTTATACTATTAGATTGTCTAAAAGAAGAAGAGAACGATAGCCCAAGATTACTAACGGTATAATTAATATCAAATAATCTTGCATCTGGACTACCTACTCTTGACCACTCATAAACGTGGTGAAGCATTTGAGGATTAGATCTTGCATTTGCATCTATAAATGCCTCTAGTATCTTCTTTACTCCTGCGCCCAAATTTCCTAAAAATACTCTTTTACCCTTTTTAATGCCGTCTAAAAATCCAAGAGAATACTGAACAACATTATTCATATCACTAATAAATTTAGCTTGATTTAATTTAACGGATATCATAGGTCTGATGCCTGATTCTCTGATCTACGAACAACAAGTTTATAATACTCTACCTCTCCAAATGGACCAACAATTGGTTCATTGGATGCTATTTCAAAAATAGTAGATCGGCCAGAACGAGGTCCAGCAGTCTCTAAATATACGGGTGTTTCTGAATGTGTTCTTATGTTTGTAATCACTACATTGGTTATAGATTCTCTAGAATAGCTTGATCCAATTCTTACATCATTTTTTGTTCTACCCAGCAAATTTACATCAATATTAATTTTTGGATTTGGCTTAACCTCTTCCTGTCCAGCAGTACCGACTGGAGCAAAACTGCAGGTTATAACTCTATCCAAAACCCATTTCTTTTGAACATTTCCATAAGCTCCTTGCTCAACAATAGGATAAAATACATCAGCTTTAAGCGGATATAAAAAATCTGTTTCTAAGCAAGAGTCTACCATTATAATACTCCTGGTTTGCCAATATTGGTTATATACCTATCTAGAATTTTATCAACCAAAAGATTTCCTGTTCCTTCAAACAATCCCTTATCAAATTGAAGGCGGTATTGATCTGTAGAATAACTTGATACATATCTCTTATAGTAGTCAAGCTTTCCACACTTAATATCATTAATTAACATTGTTATAGCATCTTTAATATCAATTGGTACTACTCTATATCCTGTTTCAAGTAGGAATATATAATCCATACCCTCGCCAAAAACAACTCCAGGCTGAACGGTTAGCGTATTTCCACTATCTTCTGTATCAAACATAAATATAGAATCAGATGCTGCTAAGGCCATTCTTGGCGGCTTGCGTTCTGATCTATTCATAGAATCTACTGCTGCAACTGGGTCTTTTGTAATTGCAGTTTTGTCTTTTGTAATTAAATAATTCCAACTGCCTAGTGCGGGACCATCTTCATCATCAACATCATAAACTAATTCTGCATTTTCATATACTTTTAAAACTTTATATGCTTTTTCCCATAATGGCATATAGTCTGTCCCTTGTCCAACTACTTCCATGTAGCATGTTTTGTAATAAAATCCGCCAGTAACTGAATCAATAATTGCTCTTGCAAGTAACTCATATTCTTTATATTCTTTAATTTCACTTGCCGTAGTTCCAAGGGTATTTGGATCAACATAAGGTCTTTCAATATTTAAATTATCTTCAATTACTAAATCCCCTACTTCGCCTTCTGGGTATTCGTAAATTTCTAGATGATAAGACCCATCATATTTTGAAAAATATGCTGGCAACTCAAATGTAATGACTGATCCTGCTGTAGAGGTAACTTCTTCCTCAACACGAACTATATCTCTATCAGAATCTTTAATTACTAGCCAATAATCAGATGAAGCAAATCCAACATTATAAGATATTGATAGTGGATATGGTGAAAGTCTTAGTATATTCATTTCTTCTTTTTACCGTAAAATTTTGCTACTTCGTCAGGTGTCGCTATGCGAACATCTTTACGAAACAACCACTTTTCGGAATCCTCCTTAGATACTATGTTATAGCCTCTTTCAAGGC